CGGGGGCGGGATGGGGCCGGGATAATCCTGCGGGGGATTAGACAACAAAGCCGGGCCGCACACCAGCACAGTAAGTGGCATAGCTAAAGCCGTTGCCGCCACCCGTGTAGACACCCTGGAAACAATCGTTGCCGTCGTAATAAGGGGAACGAAGCCACCACCACACCGCCGAAGCGGTGCTTGTATGACGATAGGCAATGCGGGAATTACCGGCCTGATAATAGGCATACTGAACTTGGTAATTCTGTTCATAGCTGTTGGCCCAATTCCTTGTGCCGAACACTTCAAATTCCGCCAGCAAGAACAGATAATCTTGGGTGGAAGTCACATTGCTTTGAACATTGCCGGTATCGTTGCCCACATTGTCAGTGTACTTGGTTACAGCCTTCATTACGGCCCGCAAAGCGGAAGGCAAAGCCGCCATAAGGCTGTTTGCCGTGGGGCTGGAAGGGGTGCCGCTGTTGCCCAAGACGGTATTCCGCATATAAGAACTTGCCCAACCGCCTTGGTTCGTGTTGCTGGTGTTCATGCGGAATCCTTGACTGGAACCGGTGCTATTGTAGTTGTTATCACACAGGGCAACCGGGGTGCTTCCAATCTTGCCAATTTGGAAGTGAATGCGGTTATTGCCTTCACGGGAAGCATTATGATTGAAGCCCAAGATGAAAACATTGATGGTCAGATTGGTGATCCCGAAGCCAACCACATTGCCGTTGATCACAATGGACTTGGTATCACCCACGGCCCAATAATCATCCGCTGTTCCTGCGGCGCTTGCCTCGCTGATCGTGTCCCAATCATTATCATTCAGGGTTGCGGTGGGAAGCGTAACGGCCACGGAACAGCTTTTGTTGGTCGGGGCCGTGTAGTTGGTACCTTCCGCCACGCTGACAGTGATTGTGGCATTGCCTTTGCCCACGGCGGTTACAGTTACCGTGGTGCCGTTCACATTGACCGTGGCAACCCCGCTATTGCTGGATTGGGCGGAAATAGCGCCATCCCCGGCCCGTGTCACCGTGAAAGTGTCGGTCATTTTGGAAGCGCCCAAATCCATACTGCTTTTACTCAAAGAAAGGCTTCCAGCGGCCTTCCCAATCGTCCAAGCAACCGTTTTGGCCCCGGTAGTGCCATCACTCCACCGGTAATTGTCTGTGGGCGTGAAAGTGGCGTTGTAGCTTCCCGCATTGGTGCCGCTGGTGGTGCCGCCAATGGTCAGCTTGGAAGTATCATAGCCATTCCAAGAAGGGCTTTGGGGTGAACCGGTATAAGTAAGGCTCCCGCTTTGGGTGGGGGGCGCAACCGTGGCTTTGTTGATCGTCCATTGAACCTGTTTGGCCGTGGTGGTGCCGTCCGTCCACTTGTAGGGGTCTTTCGGTGTGAAGGTTGCCGTATAGGTTCCCGCATCGGTGCCGGAAGTCACACCCCCAAGGGTCAGGGTGTCGGGGTTGTAGCTGTTCCAAGAAGGGCTTTGGGATTGTCCGTTATAGGTCAAGGTGCCATTTTGGGTGGGAACAACATCAATGGTATAGACGAACCCGGACACGGCTTCCAAGGCCGCATCTGCCGCATCTTGGGCATTTTGGGACGCTTCCAAAGCCGCCGCCACATCTTCCCGAATATCGGCGTGGGCGCTGTCACTGGTGTTGTGTTCGTCAATGGCATCTTCAATATCTTGGGTGGGGTCAAAGGTGGAATCGGGAAGCTGTTCAGGCTTTACCTTGCCATCCTCCCCAAGATCGGCCTTCCCGGACAAAGCATCATCATGGGCTTTCAGGGCCGCATCAATCTTGTCCATGTTGCGGTTCTGATCATCCACATTGTAGAAATCTTCTTGGGCCGGTTTGACCAAATCATAATTGGTGGTGTATTCAGCCATCTTTCATTTCCTTTCTGATAGATTTATTGGAAATCCCTGCAAGTTGGCCGTGGGTCAAAGGCAGAAGATCACCATACGGGGTGGGAACATGGGCCTGAAGTTCTTCCGTTCTTACTTCATAATGGGTGTACCAAGCAAGCTGGGCATGGGTGAAGCCCTTCAGGGTTTCATGGATGTTGAACAACTGTTGAACTTCCAAAACCAGATTGACCGGGGCAACCCGTTCAAGAAGGTTTTGAACATCTTCAAAGTTCTTCTTTGCGGCCACACCAACCTTCACAAGAAGGGTGTAATCCGTGACTTCCGCCGAAGAATTACCGGGGCCACAAAGGTTTTCCAAGATCACCCGAAGCTGGGGCAAGGTGTACGGAAGTTCTTCATTCAACCGGGCCAGTACACGGAACCGCCGATCATCCAAGGTATCTGTTCCCTTTGGGGTGATACCCAAGATTTTTTCCCACCGGGACAATCCAAGGTTGCCAGCGGTCTTGATGAACTGGTTTGCAAGAAGATCATCCGCCGCCGCCCAAGCGGTTTCAAACTCCGGTTGTTCGGCTCCGGTGATCCCCTGAAATTCCGCATAGTCCCGGACAACATAGGGAAGGTAATTGATTAGTTTGCGATCCATTCAATCACCTTCCCTTATAGGCTTTGGGTGCCGGTTGCCGGGGTAATCTCACCAAGAACCGGGATATAATCAAGGTTCAAGGTGTAGTTGGCCGCAAGGCCATTGATTTTGGTATCAGCAATATCCAAAATTCCGCTTACACCCAACAGGCGGCTTTCAATTTGGCTGACACGAACCACAAGGGCCTGTTCCTGATCCGCCCATGTTTCGGACAGTTCTTCAAAATAGGCTTCAATGGTCTGTTCAACATAGGATTGAACATCTTCCCAACCCCACCCCTGTTGATAGGTCAGGGTGAAGGACAGGTTCACAGTTTCGCTTTTCACGCCTTCCACCTTCACCACATGGCCGATAGGGGCGGTTCCCAAACCTTCCCCGGCGTTCTGAAGGGGGTCAACGGCGGTCTGTACCTGTTCCACAAGGGTTTGGGAAGGTACGCTGAAGGTGCTGTCAATGATGATCAGTTTCACGGTTCCGCCCACCGTCAGCTTGTTATTGATCCCGGCTTCATAAACCTTGGTCAACCAAGCCTTGATTTCTTCAGACGCTTGAACGGTTGCCATCCATTCTGAAACCCCGTCCGGGGGAACCAGTTCAGCGGGCCGAATATCCCCGTTCCAAGCCCGGTAAACCTTCACACCGCCAACGCCGGGAATTGCATTCACCTTTTCGATATAATCAATCCGGTTGCCGCCGAAGGCTTGGGCGTTCAGGCTGTCAAAGTACCTTTGGCGGAAAACCTCGGTATCTTCTTCATCCTCGCCGGGGATTAACAGGGCCGTAACCGTACAGGTTTCAAGCCCTTCAATGTATTCAATGGGAATCACCGTGGCCCCGTAGTCATTGCCAGCTTCACCCGCTGTTTCACAGGTGATTTCATATACCCCTTCACCCCGTTCAGCGGAAACATAATAGTTCAGTTCCCCAATGGAAAAGCGGGTGTTCAAGGGCAAGTGCAAAGTGGTCGGGGTAATGGTCAACTGCAACACGGCGGCGCTTGCCGGTTGTGGGGAAAGGCCCCGTTCCGCCGCCCGCTGGATCAGATAAGGACGGCTTGCCGTGTCTGCAAAGGTTTCATTCAAAACCGTGTCAAGTTGGATATACAGGTTTTGAAGTTCCACAGCGGCGGGGGCATTCCCAAGCCAGACCAGTGAACCTTCACGGGTGTCCAAATTGCTGTTGATAGACAAGGCCCGTTCCAGCATCCGGTTCAGCAAAAGCGAATAGGTAATATCTTCATACATCAGATTTCCACCTCCATTTCCGTGAAAATGGGGCCAAAAATGCTGACCACCCGAAAAGTGGTCAGCACCTTTTTCTTGTTCACTTCAAATTGGAAATTGTCAACGGCGGTGATCCGGTCATCTTGAAGCAAGGCTTCCTTGATACCCCGTTCAATTTCAGGAATGCAGTAATCAACCGGCTTACCAATCAGCCGCTTTTTCTCAAAACCATAGTTCCAAGAATAAATCAGCCATTCATACCGTTCCACATTCAGGATCAGGAAAACCGCCTGTTCCACGGCTCTTACTTGGTCAATGGTGCCGGTAATGGTCTTGGTATCATGGTTCATTTTGAATGTGCGGCTGGGAAGCACAGAAAAAGTGAAGTCCTGCCGCAAATCGTCTTGAACTTGTGGAATCATAACCATTCCCCCTGTAAGGCCGGGTTCGGTTTAATCCGATCCAGCACCACAAATTTTTTGCCCTTCTGAATCCGGGCCAAAACCACCCAATCCCCCACCACAAGGGCGTTATGAACCTTGAACTTCTTCCGTCCCTGAATGGGGTGGTTGTGGTCAATATCTTCAGCGGTGCCGCCCCCGGTGTAAGTGTCTGTTACCGGGTGGCCGTGGGTGATCACAACAGTTTGGTGGGAAACCGTCATATCCACTTCATAATCAGTCACATTGCGGGTCAGCACCAACATTTTTTCAGTGTAGATTGCTTTCTGATCCACTTGGATTTTCAGAGGGGAAGCGGAAATCACCGTTCCAAAAAGAAGGTTTACCGGCTTCCCGGCTTCCACCGCTTCCACAGCGGCTTTTTTTACCAGTTCTTTTGCAGTTGAAGGATCAGGCAATGAATTCACCCCCAATCAAGGTTAAATCCATGAAATGTTCATCCCCCTTGAAATTGTGGGTGACTTTTTCAACCATCAAATAGTTGTTGGTGATAATATCGCCCAAATCCAAGGAAACCACCACAGCGGAACCGGCCCGAACCCGAACATCACCAAAGGCATTTTTTACCGTCAGTTTCCGGGTTTTCTGATCGTACAGTTTCAAAAGGGCATCGGCTTTGGCGGCGGCTCCCGTTGCGGTCTGAAGTTCTTCATAATACTGAAGAACTCCCCAAGTGTTCATTTTTTCGCCGTCTTGGGCCACATACAATTCCCGCTTGCCGGTTTGCTCATTGTTATAGGCCAGCTTGATTTTGTTATAGGTCTGATCATCAATGCTGGAAGAATAATCAAAGGTTTCACCGGTTTCCGAATCAATCAGAAGGTTCAACTTCATGGAATTGACATTCTTCAAGGTCAGCGCCCCGCCATCATCGTACAGGCAGTACAGTTGGCCGGTATTCAGAAGGGTTTCATCAAGGGCATTTTGGATCATGTCAAACAGGGTGCTATTTTCTTCCACAATAGTTTCAATGGTGTACCCTGTATCTTCCACGCTTCCAAGGTTCAGGCGGAAATCTGTTGCAATCCGCTTCAGAAGGTCAGAAGCCTTCAGCCCTTCTTCTGTATAGGTGTCCTTGTTCTTCAGATACCGCAACTGATCATAGGCCACAACATCAATGGTGGGGCTGTTCGCTTTCCGGCTCTTGGTGAACACAAAGCCATAGAACATGGTGGTTCCATCCACGGTAAACTTCACCGGGTTCCCTTCTTGGAAGTTCAAAACACCGTCTTTGATCACCGTGAATTCCAGCTTGCCGGGGGTGCCTTTTCGCTCCAATGTCAGTGAAACCCCTTCTTCAACTACCGGATAATAAATGGTTGAACCATTCTGAATCAGAAGTTCAACAGACACGGAATCACCCCTTTCAGGAAGGCAAAGTAAGAACCTGATTGGGATAAATCAGGTTCGGGTTTGTAATCTTGTCTTTGTTCAGTTCATAGATTTCATTGTAACGGGAACCATCCCCCAAATACTTCTTGGCAATATTCCAAAGGCAATCCCCGCTTTTCACCGTGTAGGTGGTTTGCTGGGGCGCTTGGCTGGTTTCCCGCTGGGGTTGTTCCACCGTAGCGGTGGGGGTTTCTGCGGGCGTGGGGGTCGGTTGGATAGTCACGGTTTTAGTGCCATAGTGCCTGTATTGCTTCAGGCTGACAGTAACCGTAATATCAAAGCCTTCTTCCGCATCATCGGTGATTTGGTAATCCTCCATGCCCACCGTCAAATTGGTATAGAACAACCGCCTTCCAGTGGGCATTGACCGGTTCAGGATGAATTGAAACGGTTGCTTGGCAGTTTTCAGCCGCTCGAACAGGGACAAGTAATAATCGGCGGATTGCGCCCCACCATTGGTGAAGGGATAGGAAACTTGGGGAAGAAGCAGATCAAAACTTACATCGGTCAACCCCGGTTCCTTCAGAATATTGATTTCCTCGCCATTGATCAGCGTCAGGGTTTCATTCTGGTTATTGATCTTCACCTTGACTTTGGAAGGGGTGATGGGCATAAGCACACCACCCAAATACATTGTGTATGCCATTACTCATGCACCCCTTCTGCCGAAACCGCAAGCTGTTCTGCAAAATTTTGTGTCCAAGCATCCATGATCCCATCCAAATCAGTGTCTTTACTGATATAGTTGGTGTTCTGCTGTTCAACCTTGATTTCAGCGGTGGTGAACCGGTTGATTGCTTCCCGCTCGGCAATATCCCGCATATAGGCCAAATCTTCTTCAGCAATATCAAGGGCTTCACTCATAGCGGCGGTGTTTCCTGCCGTGTCGCCGGTGTTCCCATAGATACCATCAAGGGTGTTGCCAAGATTGAAGGCATCCAGCCCATCAGCGGCCCCCAAGCTGTCCATTGCGGAAAAGTCGAACAAGCCGCCCACGGTATCTTCCACACCTTGGCCGAACTCATAGCCCATATCAAAGGCGGCTCCATACTCGAAGCGATCTAACTTCAGATCATCGGCGTTCAGCTTTTCCATGACTTCTTCACCCTTGCCGAAGGTGGAATCCACCCAACCGCCCAAGCTGTCACGCCACCCTTGGACAGAACCGGCAAGGTTGGAACCGAAGATTGCATCAATGGCCGAAGCCAAAGCCTGAAGCACGGAAAGCACAGTATCAGCCAAATCAAAGAACAGGCGAACCACGGCCCCAACCGGATCATTGAAAACATTCCCGATGAAGTTTGCAACCGTACCCACAAGGTTGTAAATCATCACGAACACATCTACAACCAAGTTCCACAGGGCCACAAAGATATTGCCGATGAACGCCAGCGCCGCCATAAATGCACCACAGATAATGCCCGTGGCGGAAACGCTGGTTCCGGCAAAGTGGTTGACCGCCGCCACAGCCGCATAAAACAGGGCTACAAGGGCGATAATCAGAATGATGATCCACACCAAGGGACAGGCATACATGGCCGCATTCAGGCCGTATTGGGCCGTTACTTGCGCCCAAGTCGCACCAGTAACCAACATGGTTGCCGCCGCCATAATGCCCTTGGCAACCGCCACAGTCCCGGAAATAGCCGCCGAAGCCAATTCAGCGGCCCTTACCAGAAGCAACCGCCCATAGTACACCCCAAGGGCGGCGGCTACTCCAAGGATAATGGGGGACAACCAAGACCAGTTATCAACCACCACGGAAGCCACATTGATCAGCAAATCAAGGATCACGGTTGCCACAGTAGCAATCCCGGCCAAGCCGTTGATGATCCCATCTGTAACTTTGGTGAACTGTTCGCTGTTGGCAATCTGATTGATTTTCGTCAGAATAGGGTTGAAAATAGACAGGGCCTTGTTCTGCATGGAAGTCCAAATTTGCGCCCAAGTCTTGGGCATACTTTCAAACTTGGCATTGGTTTCATCAGCCGCCGCAAACATAGCGTTTTTCACCACTTCAGCGGTGATCAACCCCTGTTCCGCATAAGACTTGATAGAACCTTCCGCAATGCCCATATAGCTTTCAATGGCTCTTGCAATTCCGGGGGCATTTTCCAAAATGGAATTCAATTCTTCACCACGCAACGCACCAGCGGCCATAGCTTGGGTAAGCTGAAGCATTGCGGCGGCTTGGCCTTGGGCAGAAGCGCCCCCGATTATAAAGCTCTTATTGATCTGCTCCATGAAAGCAATGATTTCATCCGTATTGGCGAAAGCGGCCCCGGCATTGGAACCCAAACTTGCAATGGCCGAAGCGGTGTCAAAATATGCGGATCGGGAACGCTGGGCAGAAGCCATAATCTTCTTTTCCAGTTCGGTTACTGAACCGCCATCATCCACAATCAGGTTCAATCTTGCCCGTGTGCTTGCCAGATCGTCAGAAATCCCAATGATTTTCTTTGCCGCCGCAAGTCCGCCCACCGTGGCCGCAATACCCTTCAGCTTGCTCCAAAGGCCATCAGCGGCGGTGGTGCCGTCCTTGATCTTCCGGTTAAAGCGGTCTTGCTGGTTGCCAGCGTCCCGGATATTCTGTTCAATGGAATCGAAGGCGGCCCCGGCTCTTGCCAGTTCTTCACGGGCTTCTTGAATGGACGAAACATCAACCGAATTCCCGGAAGCCCGTTGCATGGCTTCAAAGCTGTTCAGCACAATGTTCATGGCCTTGTGCATGGCCTGAAGGGGCGCTGTTACGCCATCATACAGGGCAATAGCGGTCTTGATGGTTGCCAAAGGGGTTCACCTTCTTTCTAAAGGAAAACCGGGGCCAGCGGTTATTTCCTGCGGCCCCGGCGTTGTTTCCGTTCAATTTCTTTTTGCTTCTTCTTTTCCCGTTCAACCCGAATATCAATAGCGGCAATGATAAAGGCCCGTTCTTGACGGTCAAGGTTGAAAAATTGGGAAGGTGTCAAATGCAGTTCGTGAAGGCAATAGTAAGCAATATTCGCTTCACTATCACCTTCTTCAATTAGTTTTTTGCCTCGTCCACCTCGTCCTGAAGGGTGGTTTCAAACCCGCAAACCTCCTGAACCTTTTGCAGATAGTCCGCATATTCGCCGGGGGTCAGCATGGTTTTCAGAAGGGCTTCAGCGCCCATCACCTTGTAACTGTCCTGAAGTTCCTTGTTGTTCAGGTCAGGGAACACCGTACAGGCCACGGCCAGTTTCCCAAGGTACATATCATAATCAGTTTCCTTCTGATACTGGTTCTTCTTGCCGGGAATGGGAACCCGCTTGGCACAGGATTTGCGAAGGGCTTCATCCTCGGTGCCGGTGATAGCCTGAATCTCCCATTCCATAGGCTTCTTGGTGTTTTCGTCCACAAACCGCTTGGAAGGGACAAACTTCACATTCTCAACCTTCAGGGCGTTTTTCGCCAGAAATGCAGTAAGGCTCATTGCTAAAATCCTCCTATTTTGAAATTGAAAAAAGAAAAAACCCGCCCACATTAACAAAATGGGGCGGGTTTTGACAGTGTTACTCCATCCCCGCCAGCATGGTGAAGGCTTCCGGCATCTCGAAGTCCTCAAAGGTGAAGTCCATATCTTCATCCAAGTATTCCGCATCAGCGTCAAACTTGGCAAGAATACCGCCATCAATGTTGCAATCCTTCAGGATCACAGTTTGACGGCCCACGGAAGAAGTGGGATCTTCATTGGTCACTTGAATGTCAAAATAGACATCCTCGCCGGTGTCCTTGTACTGCTTCATCATCTGCCGGAAGATAGAAGTGTTGTAGTGGAAGGTTGCGGAACCCGTACCACTCCAACCGGTAGATTTATTGCCCTTGCCGGTCTTGCCCAAAATGGGGATTTTCGTCTTGTTCTTCTCGAAATTGGCTTCAAGGTTGATAGCCTGCATGAAGTTATAACGGTTGTCCCCAATGGTCACAAAGCATTCAGCCAAAGAAGCGGAAACAGCGTCCTTGGCGTGCATAACAGTTGCCATTGTTTACACCCCTTTCTTACTGAACATAGACGGTCATGTAAAGCTGGGCCATAGCGTTGACCGGGGTAACATAGTCCGCTACCACAACGGCCTTCTTGGTGTCGCCTTGGGCAACCGTCACATTGTCCGGGTTGAAGTTCTCAATGGCCCGGATATTCTGAAGTTCCTGATGGTGCTTCACAATATCGTTCCACAAGCTGATCCGCCCGGAAGCATCGTTGGGAACCTTGCCAATGTACTTGGTGCCAAACAACACCGCAATATCATTGGCAATCTGATCCAACACCCTGATAGTCTGGTTGCTGGAAAAGTCAGCGGATTTTTCATCCGTCACGGAAACAAAGGTGTTAATATCCTCCAACACCCTGACTTCATCATCAACCAAGTGGAACATGAAGGAACCTTCCAAAATCCCGTTTTCCAGTTCGGTTTGGGTGTAGTCGGTATCAACTTCATATTCGCCGTCATAGGTCATGTTGGTGGCAGACTTGTTCACGGCGGTTCCAGCAACCACACCGGTTGCCCAAGGAACCAAGGCGGCGCTTTCGGTGTTGCCCACAATACCGTTCTTCACGCTCACCACGCCTTCAAAATCGGCCAGATTGCGGAAAGTAACCACCTGAAACTTCTTGCCCACTTCATCCCGAAGGCGCTTGCAGTAGGACACGAACAGATCAGCCAAGGTGGATTTGGTGGCCGGGCAACCCATAGCGTTGAAGGTATAGGCTTCCATCTTGTCCAAATAGGTCTGATAGGTCGCATCCTCCACAGTCCCGTTGGCTCCATTGGTCAAGGGTGTGGTGGCGGTCAGGGCAAGGGTGGCGGTGCTGATGAAGTCCACATAATCATTGTTCTTCAGGTCAGCCGCTTCGGAAATGCCCTTCTGCTGATCCACTTGGACGGTGCCAAGGAAGGTGGAAACATCATACAGTTTGGCTTCCGCCTGACTGTTTTCGTTTTCCTCAATGACAATGCGAAGATCATTGCCACGGGTGCCGGGGTATTTGGCCGTTGCATAGGTACAAGCGGCCTTGGTGCCGGAAGCGTTCAGGCGGAAGAAGTGAACCGTTTGGGCGTGCTTGAAAATCTCACGCATGGGCTTCAGTTCATCCGCCGTGTACGCATAGCCGAAAATCTTTTGGGAATCCTTTTGGAAATCCCCAAGTTCAACGGTGATCACTTCACCTTCAGGCCCCCAATTCATTTCAAGGGGAATGGTCGCAATACCACGATCAGAGAGGGTGGCGCTTGCTTTCGCAACCGAAATGAAGTTGATATATGCACCGGGCAGAATCTTGTTCTGCGTCAAATAAGTGCCGCCGCCAAGGGCCATATCAATTCACCTTACCTTTCTTGAAAAAGTTTTGAAGCAAGCTGTCCACCTGCTCCATCGTGTATTCCTCCCCGTCCTTCAGCAAAACGGACAGAAGATCACGCCTGTTGGCGTACCGCTTGAAGGTCAGGATATTTCTTTTGGTGAAAACCGGGACATTGGAAACAGGCGGGGCCGCTTCCTCCGTCTTGGGCTTTCTGGTTTTGGTCGTAGGCATTTTTAATCCCCTCCAACTGTTCCAACCTCGGTTTCCAAGGTTTCCATCATCGTTTCATCAGCGGGCCGAATCATGGGCAAGTTGAAGTTCACAAAGAAGTGAAGAACATTGTCCACAACCTCATAATTCACGCTGGTTCCATGAAGAAGATCACCGCCCGGAAGCGTGATGAAGTTCAGGGCTTCAATCATCGTTTCCGCAACGGTGAACATTTCAGCATTGTTGCTGGGGTCAGTCGGGAAATACTGAATATCAAACGGGTGCCGCCAGATAGACCGCCTTCCAAGCATGGGCGTGATTTCCGGTTGCAGAACGGCAATTAAAAAGCAAGGCTCTTTCAAGCCTTGCCTTACATCGTTCTGATAGATTTCATACCCATCCCCAAAGGCGGTGTTCAGCGCCATTGAAATTCCTTTGATAATTTCATTAAGCATCGAAACACCCCTTCAGGAACTTGTATAGCTTTTTTTCCAGCAATGCGGGCGCTTGCTGTTCCAACTCTTGTGTGGAAATTGTCAGCATATAGCGCCCTTTCACCCAATTCTTCTTCAGCACCATCCCGCCTTCAGCGTCAGGATCATAAACAAAGCGGTCACTTTCCCAATAACCGGGAATGAACCGCCCCGGCTCTTGCCGGTGGCCGTATTCAACATAGGACGCATACTGAAGATTGTTCAGCACAACAACCGTATAATGGTTCCCACGGTGGCCCACGGGCATTACCGCCCATGCGTCACGCAAGGTTCCATATACAACCGGTGTCCGCTTTACAACCTTGTTCAGCAACCGTCCCGCAAGCTCTTTGGCCGCTTTTTGGCAGAACTTATCCAAATCAGCGCCCATCAGCTTTTCCATATTCTTGTTCAGCCGTTCCAGTTGCTTGAAATCGCATTTACCCCACTTTGCCATTAAGCATACCCCTTAAAAGGTTCAAGCTGGATTTCTTGGTGGTTGGTGAAAACCCCGGCTTCACCGCTTTTAGAATAGGTGAACTTTCGTTCAAGGTCGTTGAACCGTGTCACCACGATTTTACAACCAGCGGGGATTTCCACATCAGGGGAAAGGAACAGCTTCACAGTTTGGGTGATTGCGGCTACGGGATCACCAGAACTTGAAGTTAAAGTTTCAAAAGACAGTTTACAGGGCTGATCTTGAAGAAGCGGCGTTTCCACAAAATCAGTCAGCTTTGTGGTTGGATCGGTGACTTTCTTTTTCACGAAAACGGAACAGCGATCCTTCCACAGCCGTTCAAGGGCTTTCCTTTGGGCGCTTACCATACCAACCGCCTGTAACGGTAAATTTCATCCATCCGGCCATTGATCAGGAAGTTGATCAGGCTATCCAACCGCTGTTCCGGGGTGGAATTGCCGTCACCCACCGCAAAAGAAATATTGGTGTCACCTTCCTGAATTTGTTTTACCGCCGCTTCAAGATCAAACCCTTCCAACTGCCCGTTGGCCTTCTTCATGTTCAGGTATTCACCCACGGCCATAAATACGGCCATACTTTCCAGCCCTTCAGGAACTTCCCGAAGGTTGGTTAAATTTTTGATCCGCCATTGGACATTGGTAATCACCATATCCAACAGCGGATCAGTAGCGGCCCCCGTTACGCCAAGGGCCGTCAGCATTGCCACAACATCTTCACGCAACGGGGATCACCGCCATTCCATCAGCCCAAAGACTGAATCCGGGCAATGGGAATCGCCTTGTGGTTGATATAGGTGCGCTGGGAAGCGGTGGTTTCGCCGCTATGAACCAGCGTCCAGTTCTGCCCGTTTTCCAACTCGGCATCAGTGGGGGACAGCTTGGCTTGGCTTTTCTTCTCATAGCTGATACCAAAGGGGCTGAACACCTTGCGCTGACGCATATACAGGGTATCAACACCGCCATTGGTCTTGGGGTCACGGGCCATTTCATAGGGAACCTTGGCCCCAATATCCTCATAGGAAATAGCGCCGTTGCCCATGATATAGGTGGTGTACTGCGTAGCGGGAACCACATACATATCAGCGGCAAGGGTGCGGGTGCCGAAGTAGGGGGTGGCGCTTGCAAGGGCAATGGTGGTGGTATTGTCACCGCCAGAAGCAACGATCTTCAAAGCGCCGGGGGTGTCGGCATCGGCATCAGCATAACCGGTGACGGCGGGAAGGTCATCATCCACAACCACGGTGCGGCCATTCCAAGTGGCAAGGGTCAAATCCTTCTGAATACCGTCCCCGTCCGTCTGCTTCATAAACTCCAACAGCTTCATGTTCTCAAGGTTGGTGGCAACATCAGAGTGCATGAAGGCAAGGGTGAACTTCTGCTTGTTGGCTCCGCAAGCCTTGTTCACAGCGGAATTCAGGGTGGTGGCATCCATCTTGCCATAAATGGTGGTGCTATGCTTCTCCACAAATTCCTTGTTCTTGGTGTCCGTGGTGGGCATAGCAAAAACACCCTTCAGCATGGACAGAATGGTTTTCTGATCCAAGGTGTCCTTGTACTCGGCAACTTGGGCGGAAACATTACCCATGAAGTCAACCCCACCGGTAATGTCATAGCTGAAATCCTTTTCAGTCCACGCCTTGGCCCTACCGATCACCACCATACCCTGTTCAAAGGTCTTGGTGGAAGTGGCGGTAATATCGGTTTCACCATCATAGTTCACCGCATCCCCATCCAACAGGCCACGCATGGCAAGACGGGCGTAAGCGGTGCCGTTCTGACTGGTGAACACCGCCCGAATATCGGGGTTCCCGGCCAGCGCACGGGATTTCTTCAAAGCGTTCAAGGTCAGGTTGGGAATACGGCCAACCATATACTTGAAGGCTTCAGGGTTGAAAGACTTTGCATCAAACTTGCTGTTAGCCATCGTTCAAACTTCCTTTCTTTGTGTAGATCAAGGGGTGGATTATTCCAAAGTGGTGTCCGGGTTGTCCTCCAAATACTTGCAAAGTTCGTCATAGGACATTTTGGAAAGATCATCCCCGGTGGGCTGATTGTGGGGATCACTCTTTTCAGCGGCCTTGGCCCCCTTGAATTTGGCCTTGCCGGTGTTGTCGAAAAGAAAAGCGGTGTCCTCACCCTTTACCAGCTTCCCAATTTCATCATCAAGCCCTTTCACCGTGCCATCATCGGCCAATTCCGCTTTGGTCAGGAAATCGGCCAACAGCGCCTTCACCGCAATATGGTTCTTGGCCTTGGCGGTGGAAAGGGCCAAATCAACGGCATTGCCGATCTTCAGGGCTTTGATTTCATTGGCGTGGTCTTTGTCTTTCTGCTTGTTGGCTTCCTGAAGGGCGGTGATTTGGTTCTGAAGTTCCGTGTTATCACCAGCGGATTTCTTCAGGGTGTCAATCTGCCCATCCCGTTCAGAAACTTGGGCTTTCAGGGCTTTGTTTTCCTCGTTCACTTCATTGAAGCGGGCCTTGGTCACAAAAGAACCGTTCAGCCCTTCCATAACCTTGTTAGCCTGTTCCTCGGTCAAGCCCCATTCCATCAGCTTTTCTTTCGTCATAGTGTGATACCTCCATAAAATCCTTTTTTACCGTGGGTCAGGAACCACGATTTCCCCCGGTTCTGTTTACCGCCCACCACCGGGGAAACGGCGAAAGGGTATGAAAAAACCACCCACCGGCCAAAGCCGGGGGTGGCTCATTCAACAATATTGTTTTGTTCGTTCTCTTTCAGGCGCTTCATGTAGGCTTCAAATTCTTCCACCACTTCAGGGGGTGCGCCTTCCTTCAGGTGCCAGTTATCAACTTCCGGCACAAACCATTCACTTGTGAAAAAATCAGGCATCGGCATTGGTTTTCATCCCCTTCATCAAATCCAAAAGCTGTTTGCCGAATTCTTCAGCAACCGGGCGGGGGCTTTCGCTGTCCATCCATTCACAGAAGCATTCAGCAAACCATTCTTGGGCATCTTGGGTGGCGTAACCGCTCACCGCCGTTTTGGTGTCGGAAACCTTCAACCCACAAGCCTTCATAACTTTGGGGCGAAGATAAGCGGAAACCTTCTTGGGCCGCCATCCATTCAATCCGGCCAACTGCTGGATCACAGAAAGGTAATCATCCACAGCATGGCCCAATTCGTGGGTGACAATGGAACCGAAGGTGGTTCCTGCTGGGTGGAATCCATGTTCCAAATCCCTTGCGTAAAGTTTGGTCAACCTCTCCACATCGGAAAAATAGGAAGTGTTCACGGAAATTCCACCACGGCCCAACCCATAAGAACATTGGGCATAGGTGCCAGCTTGCAATTTCATAGCATTGATAGAATTCAGTTGGCCCCGCAATTCAGGAAGGCGGTTGAACACATTTTCATGGGCTTTGAAAATAGCTTTGGCGGTTTCAAGATCACAGCCTTGCAAAGAAAGAAGCTGGTTTCCGTCAAAAGGTTTCCCATTGGGAAGGGTAGTTTGATAAAACCACCCTTGTTCCTTCATCAAGGCTTCCACTTCATCAACAGTGGTGCAATCGTCCACGGTTTTCTTCATTATAGCGCCTGCGGTGGCAACCGTCAAACCGTCCTTCACGCCATCCACAAAAGCCTTCTTCCATTGGCTGAAGGTCATGTTGGCCGGGACATAGTACACTTTCCCATCAGCGGTGCGGGCGGCTCTTTCACCGTCCATATCCTCATAATGGGGGCAAGTGGTTCCCCGGCAATTTGGGTGGAAGGGCGGAACTGTCACCCCCGGTTCATATTGGGAAAGGGGAACCACCGTCCCATCAAGGGGTTGACACACGGCACAGGTACGGGAATCCAGCGTTTCCACAATTTCAATCTGATCCACCCCCAAATCTTTATACATCTGAACTTTGGAAGTGGCGTTGAAATAGCTGGTTTCCGTATGAACCAAGCGCCTTGCCTTATAGCGGGAAGTTCCGAACTGTTTTTGAATGGCCGTGATAATCTTGGCCGGTGGATCACCCCGCAACATTCCCTGAATCAGTTCCTTGTTTACGGTGTCCACCAAATCCGCCTTGTTCGTCCAACAGCGATCCCGAAAAGTGCGCCCGTCAGTTGTCCAAGGCTTTGAAAGTAAAGTTTCAAGTTTCTTTTGGTTCAGGGCGGTGAAATCCCACCCAAGGCCAATGCCTTTTTGAACCTCGAAGGCTCCACGGGTGTACCCATTGGAAACCACATCTTTCAGAAGATCATCAATTCCATCCACCTGATTTCCAAACAGAAGTTCCATTTCCTGTTGAATTTGCAGTTGGATTGCTTCAAGGCGGCTGACATGGAAACGGGTTGAAGCGTTTTCCAGCTTCTTGATCCAATCTTCTGAAAGGTTGGCCCTTTGTGCGGCTTTCACATACTGTTCAGCCGTCCACTTGAATTCTTCAAGCTGTCCGGTGGTCAACATCTTTCGGGCTTCAGCCAAAGTCACCTTGTTATTGGTGGCAAAACGCTGATACCAGCTTTCAATATCCCGTTGAACAGATTGTTCAGCTTCCCGGTAAATATCTTCAAGGGTCTGAAGGTATTCATCCGCTTGTTTGTGGGCCGAATTTTCAAGAATGGCAAACCGGCCCCGCCAATAGTCAGCATTCTTCACGGGGTCACGCTCCCTTCTTGATATGGCTGGGGTAGTTGGGATCGAACCAACGCATCAGGGGGTCAAAGCCCCTTGCCTTACCGCTTGGCTATACCCCAATATTGGTGCCGGGTATGGGATTTGAACCCATACGCCAAAAGGCGGCGGATTTTGAATCCGGTGTGTCTGCCAATTCCACCAACCCGGCAAATGGTGACGCATGGGGGAATCGAACCCACCGATCCCGGATTGAAAGCCCGGTGGCTTAACCTCTTGCCGAATGCGCCATGTGGCGGACAGAATGGGGTTTGAACCCATGCACCGGTTTCCCGGCCTACCGGTTTAGCAAACCGGCCCCTTTACCACTTGGGTATCTGTCCATATAAAGTGCCGGGGAAAGGAATTGCACCTTTGACCGGGTAAGGAGGTGAACCCCGGCCCCGCCCCATTATTGCCCCGGCATAGGTAAGGCGGGGATTATTCATCCCCGCCTTCATTCCCATCAGGATCATCCTTTTGAACATTGCCAAAAGCCCCGGCGTATTCCTGCGCTTGGGCCATTGCTTCTTCCTTTTCTTTCTGAAGCCGTTCCAACTCCAAATCCACATCAGTTGTCCAAGGGTGCTGGGCCACAATGGTTTCATTGGACAAAATGCCAACGGACTTGGAACAGTTTTCAATGGCTTCACTTTCATTGATCAGCATATCCCGGTTGAAAACAATGGTGACTTCTTCACCGTCATAATCGCCCCGGCCAGTGTTGGCAAAATCCTGATTGACAAACCAGATCAGATCATCAAAAGCCGCCTGAAACTCGGTTTCCATCCCGTTTGCGTCAAGGTCAATGTCAGAATACATGGATTGGATGTTCATTTGGTTGGGGTTGTTCCCCATCCGATCATCCTTGGCATTATACCCACGGGCATTTTCAATCAGCTTATCTTTGAACAACTTCAGAATAGAATTGAAGTTTTCCGAATTGATTTCAACGGTCAGGGTTTCAACCCCGCCATCATCCCGAACTTTGACGGCTCCATAAGTGGCAAGGTTGCGCCGGAACTCCCCAAGGTTTTCACCATCATAGTTCTTCAGAATCAGAATGGTGTTCCGTGCGTCCTCTTGCATATTGTTTTCAAAGTCGGAAAGCATGGTGTTAATGCCATCCTGAAGGGTTTTCACCCGGCGAATCAGGGGGATTTCCTGCTTGTTGTACTTGAACGGGATCAGGGGAATCCGCTCCCAATTCAATTCAACAGTTTCTTCCCCATCATCAATGCTGAAGTAGTTTTCATGCTCCCCCAACTGTTCATCCGGGGTCAGGGTGGTTCCATCGTACACATAACGCCAAATGCCATCATGCTTGAAGATTTCCACCCGCTCCACAATTTCCTTGGTAAGCCCGTTCCAAACCTCTTGGGGGTAAAGCCGGATTGCACAATCAAGGATTGTGTGATCATCGTCAGCCCAAAAAGGAAGAATTTCTTGGGCGGGAAAATGCTTAAAGGCAAGTTTCCCATCATCCCCATAGTAGGGGAACAACCAGCCGATCCCGCCTTTCAGGGCATCTTCACAGACATACTTCAGAAGGCGGTTGAACCGCTTATCAAAAACCTTGGTCAGTAAATCGGCATAGGTTTTGTTTTTACAGGTCACGGTGAAGGGCTTGCCCACAAGGTAGTTGGTTTTCTGATCCACCATCAGGGCAAATTGGTTGTCAATCAGCCTGTTATTTGGAAGGTTATCAACTTCCTGAAGTTTGCCATCCTCACCAATAATGGTGCGCTTCCGCTGAAGAATATCATGGTAGCCTTCATAATAGGCATCCCCGATAATCTGTTCCTTCCGTTTCCGGCTCCGCTTCCATTCATCAATTTCAGCGGCGAAAAACTGAAGTTCAGTCATTCCGGTATATCCGCCCATCACAATCAGGCGATTGATCCGGGCCATTTCAGTTTCAACAAGCATGGGCATATTCAATCACCTTCCTTCCGTGGGGGGGGGCTTGAAATCCGATCGGGCGTTGTCTGGTTTTCTCCAATGTCAGGGTTTGGTTTGAAAGTTCCACTTCAATCTTCAAAGACTGGTAAGGAAGCCGTTCCGCCCATTGTTCAATCTTGTTCAGAATGTATTGCTGTTCAAACATTGGGCCGCTCCCTTCATTGCTCAATAAACACAGAACCCCGGAAACGCTTGATTTCCGGGGCCTGTTGTTACTACCGTGTTACTCAAAGCTGAAAGCGGGGCCAACCAGCATATCTTCAAGGGCATACCGCATAGCGTCCATCAGGTGGTTGAAATCATCAATGGGGGTGTTGATCTTGGCCCCAAACTTATCTTCAGCCCATGTGTAATTGCTGATTTCGGTCAGGAAGTTCACACACCGGGGATGAACGATGATCAAATAATCCTGAATGTACTGAATGCCATTGTTTACACTGTCCTTGCCCTTCCGGGCGGCTCTGATACGATGAAGGCCAGCTTCCCGCAATTCATCAATGCTTTTCGGCTCTGCACAATCGGCCTTGATCCGCTCTTTGGCATACCCCATAACCATGATCCGGTCACAGATTGCCCGGTTGGTTAGGGCCTTTTCATACAGTTCATCAAAAACCCAAATGGTCTTTTCCGCCGTACTCACCAGCCCACAGAACAGGGCCGTGGGGTCATTGGTATAACCGAAGTCCAGCCCAAAAGCCGATTTTACACCGGCCTTGGCGCTGATCTCTTGGGGGTTGAAGGCTTCTTCTGTCCAGTTCTCATAAATCAGGCCATCCACAATGCCCCAACCACCCAAACCGGCCACTTTATAGCGCCGGGGGTTGTTCTGCTTCATGGTTTCAAAAACCTTCAGATCGGCTTCATCCAGCCATTCATTACACAGGTAATTGGTGGTTGTGGCGTAAATCTGACCATCAGGGGAAATCCAGCTATCATGGAACTGATATGTGGGGTTCCCTTGGCCGTCCTTGCCGGTGATTTCCCCGAAAAACCGCTTCCTGATCCAGTGTTTTTCATTCCACGGGTTGAAGGTCAGGGTGATTTGCTTGAACAGGCCGGTTTCTTCCGGGATAGCACCACGAATGCTTTCATCCAGCATATTGAAATCATCTTCATTGGTGATTTCATAGGCTTCTTCAATCCAGCACCAACACAAATACCCAATTTCAACCGTGATAGAAGTCACCTTCAAGGGATCATCAAGGCCCCGGAAGTAAATCTTCTGACCGGTTGGAATATAGGTCATTTCAAGGGGGCTTTCCTTGACTTCCCAATAAGCCTGAACCCCAAGCCTGTTGATTGCCCACTTCAATTCCGTGAAACAGCTATCCTTCAAGGTTCTGAACACTTTGCGAACCACAAGGGTATTGGCTTCCGGGTATTGCATCATCCGTTTGATGATGTTCAGGGCCGTGGTTTTGGATTTCTTTGAAGCACGGGAACCCTTGCAAACTCGGTAACGGCCTTTGAAGTTCCAAAAAGTGGCGTAGCCTTTGCCCACCACTTCAGGAAGGCGGATCACCTTGGCCTTGGGGTTAATCTTCAAGTTGATCATCCCCCATGATAACCACGGGAACAGCGCCGCCCAAGTCCATCTTGTCACTGAACAGGGCATAACGCTTGCCAATCAATTCAGCGGCCTTGATCCGTTCCTTGGCGGAAACATCAATATCCGTCACGGTCTGAATGCCATCACCCACCAGCTTCAACACCTGTTCGGTGTGTTGGCCCCGCATTACAGCGGTCAGGTATTCAAGAACTTCTTGGGCATCAGCGATCTTGGCGGAATGAAGTTTTTCAAGTTCAGTTTCAATGTACTGTTTCAGGTCAACAAAGGTCAGCAATCGTTGACCTATGCTTTTTGCGGTCTTGGGTGAATACCCGGCCTTGATTGCCGCATCAGTCGCATTGCCGCTGATCAAGTATTCATCACAAAACTTCCGTTGTCTGGTGTTCACAGGTATTCCCCCTTTCCTCAAACAAAAAGAAAAGCGCCGAAGGTTCCCCCTCGGACGCTTTTTCACTCTATATAATAGCCGAAAAAATACTAAACTTTCAACAGGTGCAACTAAACTTTACTCGGTTCTTTGGAAAAAGTCAGCATTGGCCGTGGCGAAAGAAAGTAAAGCCTTCCCGTGAATTTCAAAAAGCCATTGGGTGGTGTAGTCAAATTCGGCGGCTAAATCTTCCCATTTTTTCAGTTGGATATAGCGGCCTATCAGAACATTTTGCTGGTCAAGATCGGGAATCTTGCTGATCATGCTGAAGGCTTCCTTCTTTATGGTCACAAGTTCATCAATCCGGGTGTTAATATCTTCTTCAAGGGACATGATTTTTACAATCGTTTCCCCTAAAGTGTCTTTTGGCCCGGAAGTCTGAACCTTGTCCGGCTTCAGCTCATAACTTTGGCTTGTCAATCCGGATCGAAGGGTATTCACTGTATCTGTCAACCGCTGGATCAAGCGATCAGTTTTCCGAATTTGGGCAAAATATTCTTTGGCCCGCTGGGAAAGTTCCTTATCAGTCACTATGTAGCACACATCCTTTCACAATCATGTTGAAGGTATCTAAACCCGCTTGGCGCAAGGCTTTTCGGATTTTCCTTCAACATTCAAGATCAAAACCGCATTCTTCAATATAAATAATCTTTTTCTTACTATATATTTTTTTTATTTATATCTTTTAAGTATCTGCATCATCTTGAATGTTGAAGGATTTTTCCAAAAGTCCAGTATTTACAAGGGTTTTAGCCCCTTCAACATTGCTTCAATATCACCGCCACAACCCCAACTTCTGAAGGATTTGTGTGGCCCGCTCCATCACAAGGGCTTTGAAACACCACCACCGCAACTTCCACAACAGCTTCTTGGGGAACCGCCCAATGAAAGTAATAGAAGAATCTTTCGGGATCGGGGGAATGTTTAACGGCTCCGCTTCAAAAGGAAGTTCAATCACCTTAACTTCAGCAATCGGTTCCCCGTTGACATACAGGGTTCCGGTTTTGGTATCACCATCTGTTCCCATTGCAATCATCTCCCCAAACTTCTACATCTTCAGGATATTTTTTCAATTTTTCCATCAGTTCATCCAAGGTATCTTCCAAGGTAAGCTGTTCATTGTAACGATAATCAGCAACATCAGGGGCGTTTTTGCCCCACGAATCAGGCACATCAATAGTACCAGTGATCCTGACTTTGATTTTCACCGGTATTCCCTCCCGTTCCGCTTGTCCTTCAGTTCAATCCGGTTCAGCAGTTCAAACCCCGCCAAGCGGATTATGTACTTCAGAACAAAGATCAGGTTGTTCAGCCGCCGTTGCTGTTCTTCATCTTCCCGAATGATAGGCTTCAACCCCTCATAGGCGGTGGGATCGGGATAGCCTTCACTATTTTGCCAAGGTTTGGGCATTGGTTTCCCTCCATTCCTGATACCATGCTTCCACATCACAGCCAATTTCCTTCAGCTTTTGGCGGGCAATCCACGGTTCATCCCCTTCATCCAGAAGGTAATATTCCCGCAACTTCTGACTTTCACTGTAAAAGTGTTCCCAAGCCCGTTTCAAACGCTTAGGGCCAAAGCCAAATTCAGTGTGAAGCATCCACAGGATCATGCTTTCTTTGTCCATATCAAAGCGGTGATCGTTTTCAACAATCTGCCGCTTGATTTCTTGATCTAAAGCCTTTTGTTCAGCTTTATTCAGCGACACGCCAAAGATACTGCCGCCAGCTTTCTTAAAGAACATGGTATTCACTCCATATATCATCAAAGCAAACCGGAATCAGGGCGTGAACCTTCTCCAACAGGATCAGGGCCACTTCCCGCATTTGCGGGTGTGCGGCGGGGGAACAGCGCAACTTCAGAAAGTGCCGCCATTCCCGAATGTTGGCGGTCATAACCACTTCAGTTTTCAGACTGTTTGGAAGAACTGACCGGGCTTCCTGCGGGGAACAGCCGAAGTCCAGCATATTAAAATAGGCTTCTTCTGCTTGGGAACAAGCCCAAAACCAGTGGCGGTAAGCCGTACTGTCTTTATCAAGGAAGCAAGGCATGATCACCGTGATTTCAGAACCAAAGTCCCCTTTGGAATAGTTGCAATAGCGGGTGCTTTCCTGACAATAGGAAGCTACCCGGTGCCGAACAATTTCATGGGAAACCCCACGATCACAAATGAACTTCACCGTGAAGGAACAGTGTTCCAGAACAGCTTCATGGCCCCGCTTGATGATACCGGCCACGAATTCCGGGGCGCTGGTGTTGGTGATCTTGGCTTCAGACTTATAGCAAACCCGCCCACACTGTTCAAGGCGCTTCAGAATTGCGGCCCCGTCAACCGGGGTGATAAACTCCACATCAGGGCTGATAATCTTCATTTCTGTTCATCCTCCAATCTGCTTGGTATGTCCTGAAGTTCAGGGTGTTTGATCTCCATGTAAAGGGCAAACAGGATATTCCAAGCCGCCGCCCGAAGGTGGGGTTCATCCTTCATGCCCATCATGTACTTGGCAAGGTGCCTGAAGGCCGAATCAATCAGGCTATGAATGGGAATGCCTTTTTCACAGTTGCGTTCCCCGTATTTCAGCGCCCCTTCTTCACAATGCTTGGAAACTTCCCCCAAGGCTTCCCACGGCAACAAATCCATACGGCCTTTGCCCGTGTGCATATCACGAACCGCCCCGGTATTGAATTGGGTGCGATCCCCGCTGTCTTTGATTTCCATACAACCATCCTTTCAGTTGAACCACTTTATAACCGGATCACCGGTAAAACCTTTTTCCCATACATACCACGCATAGGCAATGGCCGAATCCGGGAACCGTTCAAAGTCCCCATTCTTGGCACAAGAAATCCTTGAACGGGATATGTAGACAGTTCGGGGGGGGGTATCTTTGAAAAAGGCTCCCCGCTTTTGCCCCTCCAAGAACTGAACCTTCAGGAACATTGCCACTTTTCCACCGGGGCGGACGCTTTCAAGCGCCCTTTGAACAAATTCAAGCCCCGCTGAATATGGGGGATTTGTGATAATATCGCCTTCAAACCCATCCAATGTTTCTGTCAGGAAATCCAGCGGTTCAGGATCACCAAACCCCCGGTAAACAAGATCAGTGCTGATCACTTCATAGCCGTGGGCCTGAAGAACCTTGGAAATGTGGCCTTCACCACAAGCCGGTTCCCAAATCACCGGGGCAAACTGTTCCAGCTCCAACAGCATTTCCACGGCTTTTGGATCAGTGGCGTAGTAGTCAAAGGCTTCCCGATTTTCAAGCGCATGGTTGGAACTTCCAAGAGTGGTGAATACTTTTTTGGAACCGGCCATTATGAATCACCTTCCTTTCCAGACACAAACACCCGGCATTTTCCAAGGCGGCTGATCCACTTATCAACGATAATGAATCCACAGCGTTTGGTGATTTGCCGTGAAAATTCGATATTGGAAAGCGCCTGAAAGTTATTGGAAATGCAGTATTCTTTGTATTTTCGGTAAACTGTCTTTGTGGGTTCATTTTCAATCCCTTCAAGGCCAACTTCTTTAATGAAACCAATAATGGGGTTGTTGTTCTGTTCGTATTCGTCCAACTGCCCCTGAACTCTGGTAGAAGTGGTGAATTGGGCATTCATCAGAACCCGACGCAATGCCTTCAGGCCCAAAAGGATCAGGTATTCCATTGGTTCCTGTTCACAAAGTTCATCCTTGATGAAGGGCCGGAAATCGGGATCAGCCGGGGTGAACTTGGCATCGAAGGGGACAATCACCAACCGCCTTTGAACGGCTCCGGTTTTATCCTTCATGCGGGGAATGTTGTTGGCGCTGAACAGGAACTTGGCATAGTTGTTGAACTCGAAGGGGTCTTGTCCTTTGCGCTCCACATTCACCCGATCCCCTGTAACCAGCTTTTTGAACACTGACGCATTGGCAATGAATTCATCCCCAATATCATCACCGATGTTCGCCAGCTTCCCGAACAGTTCAGCGGTTTTGAACCTGTCCCCAAGTTCTTTCAGGTCAAGGGAAGCAATATTGCGATCCCCCAACATATTTTTGACCACATGAAGGAAGGTAGATTTGCCATTGCTCTTATCGCCAATCAGAATGAAGGCTTTACCAAGTTCATTGCGCCGGTAAAGGCAATACCCCACCATTTCTTCCAGCAAGGCCCGAACTTCAGAATCATTACAGGCCAGCCGGTCAAGGGTGTGATCCAGTAATTCAGAATAGGCGGCGGGGTTATAGGGCCACGGAATCTTATTGGTGATCACGATTTCCGGGGTGAAGTCGGTAAAGGAACCATCCCGGATATTAAACAGGCCATTGCTGAAAGCAATGATGTTCGGGTTGGTGGCCTTGGTTTCACCCTCGGTTTGAAACATAACTTCCAAATAGGCCAAAACTTCTGACCGGTGCGCCCGCTTCAGGTTCGGGATATGCTTGATCATTTGGGCTTCAATTTCCATAGCACCGGGAACATAGATACCATCCCGGTAAATGTGAAGCTGGTTATTGATCTTCACAATATGGTTGTTGTTCTTCAGGTACACCGCAAACTTATCAAACAGGAAGGTTTTATCTTTGAAGAAAATGGGCTTTTTGAAGGCTTCATCCCGAAGAATTGTTTCAAGTTCCCTATCTGAAAGGGGTTCATCCAGCACATAACGATTGATCAGCCGGATAGTTTCACGGGCTTCTTCCTTGGTGAAATCCTCGCTTTGAAGGGTCAGAATATAGTTGAACAAGGCTTGATTTCGCCCGTCCCCGGCTCTCATATCCAAGAACTTCATGCTGGTTTTTACAGGGGTCAACCATTTGGGAAGGTCTTGAATTTCATCTTCCGGCCAATCGTACAGAATGGGCCGTTCAACACCTTGGAACTTCAAAACCGAATAGCTGTTATTCCTGCCCACCTTGGCATCTGACACAATCCCAAGGGCCAAGGTCTGTTTTGTCCAGCTTTTTTCCACCAGCCCTTCCGGGTTACGGAACAAGAAGTGTTTTCCCCGTGTGGTCTTATACACCCGGCATTTCAAAGAAAGGTCTTTGACGATTTGGAACAGAAGATCACTGGTTTCCCCATCGTCCACATCAATCAAAATGGTTTCTTCCCCAAGAATTCCGGCGTATTCGTCAAGGTCTTGAACATCTTCAAGGCGGTTCAACCGTTTCCGCCCTTTGAACCGTTCAAGGCATTGTTTGTCTTTGGTTGGAACATAGCCCCGGAACAGTTGCATTGCTCAAATCCCCCCCCCTTCTTTGTCAACTCCAAAATCGGCTAAACGGCTCCAAGCCGTATCAATGTAATATTGCTTGTCCAGTTCGTCAGGAATAGGAAGGCCGGTCACATCGTCATTGATAAAGAAGCAATGTTCCGGGGTATTGGCGAACTGTTCCGGGTTCTTCTGCCGTCCTTTGACCACCTTCCCGGAAACCTTGAACAAGCCCCCTTTGGAATGATCCTTGGACGCAAACACCCGGAAGGTTTTATCTGTCTGAACTTCACCGCCCCTGAACCTTTTCACAGTCTTTGAACGGCCTTTTTCATCCCTGATTTTCTCCATCGTGATCACCGGGGAATAAAGCGCATATTTGTATTTGCTGGAAACCTTCACCACCTTCTGAAAATCCCGAAGGGAATTGCAGTTTCCAATGGTTTCTTCCGGCTTGGTACCATACAGGAAGAAAGAAATAATGGCTTGGTTGACAATGGGCAAATCATAATCAAGATCAGACAGTTTCTTTACATAGGCCCCCTTGCATTTCCAGCGGGGCTTCCCCTTTTCATCCAGCAACGGGCCAGCAGGAACAATCAGATAGTTGTTCACATCTTTCTGAAAAACCTTTTGGAATTCATCAAATTCCAGCCGCATCCCGGTTCTTTCTTCCCATTCCCAACAAATATCATCAATCAAATCAAAATCTTCATAGCGCCGCAATTTGATCAAGATACCATCGGTGTTGCTTTGGATAATGTCACAGTGATCTTCCAACCGTTCTATCAGGTCAAGCAAAAGAAGCTGACCGCCAACACACACATTGTTTGCTTGCCGGGGATCATACATGGCATTGTGGCGATCTTTCATAGCTCCATAGGTGCTGTTCAGAACAATTTTATAAGGCTGTTGCATAGGGTTCTTTTCCGCCTTCAGCTTCAGGCGGGTGTGGTAGATTTCATCATACTTGGCCGGGTCTGCAACATTCCGGCTGATCCACCCATACCGCAACATCAAGGAAGGGTAATAGGACGCCACATCAACATTGATATACCACCCTTCCCCAAAATACTTGGGAATGGCTCCGTGAAGCCCACCCCAAGCGAATACATGGGGAACACCGGCCACATCAATTTCAAGGGATTTGGAATAGTCCCGGTTCAGCGGATTTTTATACCAGTTCAAAACCTCTGTATAGCGTTCAATCCGTAAGGTGTCAGGAAATTCGATTTCAAATTCATCATTGTGATCCCGTTGAATGGCTCCAAGGATTTTGGCCGAAAGCTGGGCTTTGGTTCGGCCAATATCGGAAATGGGAAGGTTGAAGGTTTTCACAAGTGACATTTGGGCATCGAATTCATCAGCCTTGCGCCGTAACCACACTTCCACAGTTTCTTCTACATCGTGACGGCAATATTTGACGGTTTCGGCCAGTTCTTCTTCCGTCAAAGGGCGGTCAATATCGAAAGGAACCGTGGTTTCCTTGATTGAATGCCCCATGAAGGCTTCCAGCGCCTTCAAACTGATAGGCGGGTTGGGCATCACATCATAGTTGATCACCGGGAAATTCTTGAACAGGCTTGAAAAACGGTAGCCGGGTTTATCCTGTAAAATGATCCAGTCATTCACCTGTTTGGGATTGAACCCGCACAAGATACCTTTCAAAATGTACTGATCATAATTCCGGCTATTATATCCGGCCCATATCTGCCCCTTGTGCTTTTCATAGAAGCGGTTAAGTTGGTCAGGGTCGTTGATGATCACAGTTTCCTTCTTGGCATTCAGATCAATCAGAACAACCAGCCAATCATAAGCGAAAACCTCAAAATCATAGAAGATCATCGTGTCACCCACTTTCTGAAGGTTCTTGGTGAATCAGTGAAAACAGCCCCGCCACGGGAAGGCTTCACCTTGGGGCCAACCGGGGCAAGCGCCCCGGCATTTTTGAAAGTTAAGGTTCAAACTTTTCACTTTGATTGTAGACTTTTTGCCTACATTCATTGTAAAAAATTTTGCGCTGGTTTTCAATCCTCAACTTCAAAAACTTCATCAATGGACACGGAATTGAAGCGGGTATCATCATAATCCACCGCATATTCCAGCTTCCCATCAATGGCTTCCGCAATGTCAAGGACAAGCTGGGCAAACTGCTTGTAACTGGTAAAGCTGACAGGAACCCCGGAATCCAGCTTATCAAGGAAGCCCATAGCGGAAGCAATCATGTTCTTGTCGTTCTTGGTGCCGTACAGAACCCGGTTCATAAAAATCCGCTGGTTCTTATACTCGCCAGACAGAATCTTGAAGGACACGGCCAGCATGGGGCGGTTGGGATCGGCCTTGGTTCCCTTGATTTCCAAGGTTTCCACCTTCACTTCATATTTGCCAGCGGGAATGGTGGGAAAATCCCCGCCGCCGTTCTTCTTGGCTTCCTCCACATCGGCCTGAAGGCCCTTCAGATCAACAGAACGATCAATCTTGTCAAAATCAATACCCATAGTTTTTTACCTCCAAAATGTAATTTTTAGAAACGCTTCAGAATATTGAACAGGCCAGAAAGGGCTTTGGCGGTTTTTTCTGCTTCCTCCATTTTGGCCCGTTCCTCGTCCGTAGGGGTGAACCCTTCCACCGGCTTGAAAAGATCATCTGTCAGAATGGTGTCAAACAGATTTTCCATAGCCGCTTCCGCCAGAAGGTCACTGAAATCATCATGCTTCCGGGCATACATAATCAGGGCTTCTTTTGCGGCCAGCTTGTGAATGGCAATCAGGGCTTCCGGCTCAATACCGGGCGGGGGGGGGATCAGGTTTGCGGCAACGGTGATCTTGCGGAAAAGGCCCCGCTTTTCCATTTCCTCTTTGAACTGCTTCAGGGAATCACACATGGTCTTTACCTCCTAAATCTGATTGGAAATAATTTTTCCTATTTCCCTCACGGAATGGGCGATTTTTTGACGATCAACCCGCTTCCCTTGAAGAACTTGGGTAATTGCGGCGGCTTCCGTCTGAATATCCTGAAAGGCTCTGCGGTTGCTCTCCAAGTCGCTTTCATAAGCGGTCAAGTCGGTGTCAACCTTGGCTTGAGTATAATCAGCGGCCTTTTCCGCCTGTTCTACATGGGTTCTCAACCACTTTGCGGCATCATACCCCATGTAATCCTCCACCAGTTCCAAGAAGTGGCGGAACTCAAACAGCGTGTGAACCGAACCATCTTTCAGGCTGACCACACAAGGACAAGGATCAATCTTCATCAGGCATCACGCTTCTTCCGGGTGCGCCGGGGCGGGTTCACATCCATCATAGGGGTGGGTTCCGGCTCCTCCACCTTGGGGCGATCCCACAGGGGGCAAGCATTGGGGCCGCCTTCCTTGTGGCAATGGTGGCCGGCATCAATGTTGGGGCAAAGGGGGATTTCCGGGTTTTCGTTGTGCTGGGCAAAAATCCGATCCCCGTCAGGGCATTTGGGAAGGGTTTCCGGCTCCGTCTGTTCCTGCGGAATGTCAGGATCACCAGCCGCCGCCCGGTCAGCATCTTCCACGGCTTCCGGGTCAGGGGCCGGAGCTTCTTCCTCTTTGGGCTTTCTGCCCCGTCTGCTGGGCCGCTGTTCGCCGCTGTCAGCCGTTTCCGGGGCAGGGGTAGCCGGGGTATTGCCGCCGTGTTTCATGGCTCCTGCGGCCCGCTGATTGGCTTCCTCGTAGACTTCACAGAAGGCTTCATAATCCAGCGGAATTTCCTTATTGCGGACAGTCAGCCGCCCACCGCCAAAGATCACTTCCGAAGTCTTGAAGGAAAGAACCCGGTCATTATCATCCGCCACGATCCGGGCCACAAGGTCAACCATACCGGCAACCTTATTGGCAACCTTTTCCCGAAGGTTCGGGCGGATAGAACTGATCTTGTCACCGCTCTTGCGGGTAAGGTCACGGCTTCTGTCCTCATGGCTGATCAGGATGATGTTTTCATAGTCCAAATCCACCAGCCGTTTAATGGTGTTCAGGAACTCGGAAGTTACCATATCCCAAGCCCGGAAGGAATCATCACTTTCATGTTTCCACCCTTGCCGGTCACAGATATACACCCGGCAAGCCTCATAGGTATCTTCCAACAGGTCAACCACAATGGTTTTGAAGTCGTTTTGCTTCTTTTCCAGTTCGGCCACGGCATCGGAAAAAACATCCCACGCCAACTGCCGCTTGGTCAACCGGCCTTCCACCGTCACCGTGTCCCGGATTGCGATATAGGGGGCATCAACAAACTTGATGTTGCCATCCGTATTCAGCATCAGAGGATCAGGAAACTGGTTGGCAAAGAAGGTCTTGCCGCTGAAGGGTGCGCCGTAAATCCACACAACCTTCTTCTTGGTGGCGTTCAGATTGCGCCGTTCATTTTTGGGAAGCAACATATAATCCCATCCTTTCTGACAATATTCTTCATACTCACACCACCCGCAAAAGTGGTTTGGGTGCTTTTGAAAATCGGTTTCTTCAACCATGTGTTTTACATCGGTCAGGAAATCCACAACCTTGTAAAGATTGAAGGGAACCTGTTCAAGCCACGGTTCAGCCCCGTTCAGGGCTTCCCGCAACCTATCCCGGAATTGGGCCAAGGTTTCTGTTTTCTTCTGCCTGATCTTCACTTTGGGGACAAACAGAAAATGCATATTCCTGATCCGGTGTCCGGGGTGGGTCAGTTCATAGAAATACTTGTATTCATGCAACTGACCGGAAACCATGTAGCTTTTGGAATTGCTGGAATATTTGAAGTCGTACAGATCGAAGGTTCCTTCATCCACCGGGGCCAGATAATCCATGAACCCGATGAAGTCAGAATTGCCAATGGGAAGTTCAAAGGTTCCGCCCGGTGGCAACAGGGCCTTTGCCTTTGGAATCAGGGCTTCCAGCTTCATCATTTCGTGAATGTGATCATCCGTCAGAATGGGAAAGCTGTTGGTGTAGAACTCCAAAGCCTGATCCACGTCTTCTTCAATTCCAGTGTGAAGGGCTGTCCCCAAAATCAGGGCGTTGTCCGGCTCCATGTTCGGGATCGTGTCTAATCCCTCAACATATCGCAAGAAGTATTTGAAAGGGCAACGGTTGAAACTCTCAACCCGGCTATGGGAACATCTTGTAGGCATGATTTCACCCCCTTTATCATGGCTTTGAATGTGTCAAACCCTTCCGGGTAAAGCACCATTGCCATTCCGCCGCTGTCATTGATTTGGCGGATATTGCGCTTTTGCAGTTCTGAAGGGGTTCCGTTGGTGGCCTTCAATTCCACTTCAAAGGCTATCCCATTCACCACAATCCGCATATCAGGAAGGCCGCTTTTCACATACCTTCCACCGCCCCAACGCTTTTCCCAATACCCACAGGGGGCAACGGGCATTTGATCTTTCGGGTGGCCCAAGGGATAAATCCCCTCACACTCCAACCACTTCTTCAAGCGGTTTTCAAAGTTCTTTTCACCGGCCATTAGTACACCCCTTCTTGGTGAAGCGCCCCGGCCCGTTCAAAGTGGTCAAACACCAGCTTTTCACCATCCAGCGTATAAACTGGGGCGCTTTCATTGGAAGTGCAAAGGCGCAATGCAGTTAAATCAAGCCACATTTCTTTCCCGTTACGCTCCAATCGGCAATACTGGTGACGGCGCTTCCCTTTCGGTGGGTACATCAGTCTAATTTCATCGTCCATCGGCTCACCCCTCCAAAATCTTGATCAGGTTGTGAATGCCACGGGTTTGAAGGCCCTGAATCTTGCCGGTTCCGGCATAGAACTGAAACAGTTGATCATCAGACTTCCGCCAGCAATGGAAATGGCCGGTTTGCGGGTTCTTTAACTGGTATTCAATCCCGTGGGCTTCAAACTGCTGGATAGCATAGGCGATCCGGTCAGGGTTCTTGGAAACCCGGTCTTTGTGATTTTGTCGGGCGTGTTCCCGCAATGCGTCCCAAACTTCATCCCTTGCCATAGGGTTTCACCATCCTTTAAGGCTCATGGATCAGTTCAAACACTTGGAACTGTTCAGGCAAAACATTGATTTCATAGTGATAGGGGGAAACATCGGAACCGCTCAAATCCTCGACAACATACATGGTGTATTCGTTCAGATACACATAATGCTTTTTGTAGGTTCCATTTTCCAATTCCACGGTTACAACCAATTCATTTTCAGAATTGTTGGACAGTGAAAAGTTTCCGATCAACTCAAAAAGCGGGGTATCTGTCCGGGCGTTGATAACCTCCAAGCGGCGGGTCACATTGAAATTGTCTGCCGCCTGATTGATGTTGTGGTTCACTTGGCTTGCTTCAGTACAGGCGCACAGGCTGACCGCCAAAAGTAATGGCAGAAACAACGAAACAATTTTCTTCATCACTTTTCACCATCCTTCAGGGTGATTTTCACATAACCGGCCTTGGTATTGGATTTAGAACATTCCGCCGCAATAGCGGGATATTTCTTCTTCAGCTTGGCGGAATCCAGCCGGGTTTCAATAGTGGGTTCAACCAAGGTCAGGTTCAACACATCACTTTCAAACTTCTTCACGCCAAACTTCATCATGGCTTCATACAGGGCGGCTTTCATGGCCTTTTCCTGATCCTCAATGGCTTTCTTGTGGGCCGTCAGGGAAGCAATAGCGTTCAGGGTGGCAAGCTGGGATTGCTGGAAAGCCTGAAGCCCTGCTTCTTCATCGAAAATGGCCTGTCCGCATTCATCCACCTTTTCCGGGCAAGCGTCAGCACAGGTGGCCCGATCCGGGCAGAAGTGGCAACACCCATCAAACTTGCCAAAGGGACACGGGTTTTCACATTTGGTCATGTTCGTTCAACTCCTTTATGTAGGTTTCTTGGTAGCCAATCACCCGTTGGGAATACTTGCTTTGATAAATACCTTGATCCCACAGCTTGGAAGCGCCGCCTTCCCCCATGTTGTAGGCCATCAGAACCATGTGGGGATCATCATATTTTTCAAACAAAGTGTTCAGGATATAAACCCCCGCTTGAATGTTCTGATAAGGGTCAAGGAAATCTGTCACACCAACAGCATTGGTCAGCCATTCATGGTTGTTCTGGTTAATCTGCATCAGCCCATAATCATTGGTGGCGCTGATAACATCCGCTTGAAAATTGCTTTCGTTGCGGATCAGGCCCATCAGGAAAGTAAAATCAATGTCATAGGCATCCGCCATCCAATAGGTGTATTCCTGAAGGCTTTCATCCATCGGCACATTCAAAGGGGTAAAATCACCGGCCTGAACAATGGTTCCATCACTCTGAACTTTGACAGCTTGGCCGGTATAGGCCCCATACAAAACCGCCGTGGTGGTAGGCTCCGGGCGGCTGATCCAGTCAGGCAACTTCACCAAAAGTCCGCCAATCACCAGCCCCATCAGAAGGGCCACGGTGAACATTCTGCGGAACCATTGGTTCTGTTTAGCCTTTTGGGTGGCCCGCCTCGTAGTTTCTGAACAGTTCATCGTTATAGTCCTTTCTCATTTGCAAAGTAACAAAAATGCTTTCTTCAACGGTGCCGGGGCAAATCATCCAGTAATAGAAGCAAGGGCGTTTCTGTCCCAACCGGTGAATCCGCTTTTGGCTCTGCTCCCACAGTTCCCAACTTTCGGGAAGGCTGAAGTAAATGATTTTATTGGCTTTTTGGAAGTTGCCCCCTCTTGCCCCGGCCTGATACTGAATGAAGGTCACGGAATTGGAATGGAAGTTGTAAGCGCCCAAATCCTTCACTTCACCGGACTGAATGGACACAGGGCGGTTCATGGCTTTTACAATCCCCTTCATCCGCTCCATTTCTTCCGTGAAGTTATAGAACACAATCAGGCGATCTTCTGTACTTTCCACCAACTCCCTGAAGGCTTTGTAACGGTGGGGATTATACAGGCCGCAAAGCTGACGGGCATACAGACGGCGGGTTAAGCTGGTATCACCAATCAATTCCCTTTCGGAATCTTCATTGGAACCCCAAAAATCTGAATCAAGTTCAAATTCCTGAAGCGTGGTGGTGTTGATACTCACCACCCGTTCCCGCCAGAACTTCCAATATTCCTTTGCCGGGGGCATTCTAACGGGAATAAAGTTCCGTTCAGGAAGATCAATCCCGGCATCGGCGGTGGTCATAAACACAGCCCCATATTCAGCCAGCTTCTTTTTCAGCCGGTCAACATTTTTGTAACCGGTGATTTTCTGCCGCCAGAACCCATCTTCTTCAACCCATTCCGTTTCAATGTACTGCTTCCAAAACAGTTCCTTTGATATGTTCCATCCCAAAAGGCGGCATTGGCTCCACAGCTTTTCATACTTGCCGCCCGTGGGTGTGCCGGAAAGAAGAATCACATTTTCAGGGTTCAACCCAAGAATGAACTTTGACCGTTTGGCGTTCTCATTCTGGATCAGGGAACTTTCATCAAGCATCAGCGTAAACCCGGAAAGGGTTTTCAAAATCTTCCGCCTGAAGGTCAGTTCATAGTTGATCACGCCAATCATCAGGGTTGGAACTTCATACTGAACCTGTTCCATGAACCATTTGAAGGTTTTGGGATCAGTCAGGTCAAAGACACAGTTCCGGGTGTAGTAGGTTTGAAAATGTTCAATCCAATCAGGAACCTTTGAACACTGACACACCACAAGATTGATCCGGGTGTTCAGTTCCTTCATTTTCTCTGAACCAACAAAGGTTTTTCCAAGGCCCATATCAAGGTAATAGGCGCATCGGTTGTGGCCTTCCGTCAGGTCAAGGGCCTTTTGCTGGTGCTGAAATAGCGTGATCATAAAACTTCAGGCGTTTCAATCATGGAAAGGTAATTTTCCACATTTACGCCACGGGAAAGAAGTTCAGCCTTCAGCGCCGTTCCCAATGTACTGTTCAATGCGTAATCGCTGATCTGTTCAGGGGTCATGGAAGTAATGTTAAACAAAGACTGTTTTACCATTCCAAAATGACCAACTCCGAAGGGATCAAAGGGGCAACAATCGGGGGCGGCTTCAATGTCACGAACAATCATAGATACCACAACGGCGGGGCGGTTTTTCAACATCTTCACTGTATTCAACAGGTGATCAGTTGTCATTTCCACGGGGCTGAAAGCCTGTCCGCTTGCGCCGATCCAAAAGCCCCCATCAAAACGGGTTTTCATATTCATCATCCTTTCTTTCCGGTCAGCCGGACAATATAGATACAGTTCTTCACACGGTAGGCATCATACTTTTTCGCCGCCGTCTGGTTCCACTTGCGCTTGTGGCTGGAAATGGTAGCCAACTTGTTTTTGGCTCCCTGATCGGTTTCAT